TCTAGAAAAACTTTCATACTTTCCATGTCACACATGAAACATGAAACGTTTACAGAAGATCGGAGCCGGGAACCCCGTAATGGGAGTGACCGGTTCCAAGCGCGCCCTCGGCGAGAGGTGCGCTCCCAGCGTCATGATGTGCGGCTGGAAGGGATTGACGACGCGGTGCTACCTTTTGTCAATTTGCGCACCGGGACTCTGAAGCTCGGGATAGCTATACCGAAAGCGATACGGGCCAAGTATTTTGCGTACATACACCGTGGGAAGCCAGCCGACGAGACGAGCAACAGACATCTGCGTGATGTCTGGAGAGCTCGGATGTCAGTGCAAGCGGCCCATGGACTGGGGTTACCTGATAGGACCGCCAGAGCTGTGTACTTTGATAAGGTCTGTGACTCTCGGCAGGTCACGGGGATGCGTGAGTTTGAGCAATTGAAGGAGTACGTCGATGGCGTTGTCGACAAAATCCTGATGAAAGAGAGGCAGGAGGGTCGAGACCCCATGCAATACCTCGCGAAGTTCATGACGATGGATGAAGGCGCGAAGCTGGCGGCCAAGAGATTCGCTGAGCAGGAGGAGAATGCCCTCCGACTCGCGGAAATGGCCGAAGCTGCGAATGCCGCCGTCCCGTTTTATGAACAGATTCCCGAGGCAGAGCGTGAGTCTCCCCGCGAGGTGGCGATGAGCATGCGTGACGAGATCAACGACGCCGCTGCGTTGTGGATACTCGAAGATGACAGCGTGCCTTTGCCACTCCTGCCAGATCTCGATTTCTACAGGGGTGATGTTGACGTGGAGATGCAGCAGGCGGGGGATTTCTTACCCCCCCCCGTCGTGCCCCCTGTTCAGGCTCCGGTCGCGCCCCAACCTTTGGTTGAGGTTGCGCGACCGGAGGCTGGGGGCGATGCTGCGGTCGGTGCGGCTGATAGGGCATTTGTCCCTATCGTGCTTTTCCCACCCCGGTTTCCGCGGGTGCGGCCTCAGGTTGAGGTCGCGCCTGTGGAGCCCGGGCCCAAGAAGCATTTGGGGCCTCGCCAGAGGGCGAAGGCGCGTGGGGAAGCGGTCGCACCGAATGTTGGATCCAACGCTCGGCGGAAAGTGAAGTTGCGTGCGGCGCGGGCAGCCGGCATAGCGGAAGTGGCGAAAGACATCTTGCAGAAGCGAGGGGACTCCCCGATGGCGATGATGGCGCCGATTTTCGAGTCTGAAGTGAGGGAAACCGCTGGCGTTGAGGTCTGTGCGGAGGTGTTTAGCGAGCAAGGCTCTGAGTGTTATACGCTCGAGCCGCGTGCTGGCTGCAACTACCCCCGCGTTAGGCTTTTGCGACGGCGGATGATCATGAGGCGCTGGGATGAGGTGGACGACGGTGCATCGGAGGTGTCGAGCTTTGCTCTACCCCCGGTGTGGAACGCCGACCCCCAACCCGACGCCGATGACATCCTCATTTCGATTGGGAAAGCGCCTGATAGCCGCAGGGATGTGACGCATCGACGGCGCGTGCCCGATGACGGGCCCGAGTTGCCAGTCGAGACGTCGCTAGTCGCGCCTCGTGAAGCTGCACCGGTGGTTGAAGAGTCCAGTGGTTGTGTGTACGACCATGCTTGGGCGATTTGGCTGTCGGTTCTCGCCATCTCTCGCATAGTCGAGCTGATTGCTTATGCGTTCTGTTGTGGGTTGTGGACGATTAGTGAATGGTGTGGCGAGACCCGAGTCTGGGGCTGGTTTATGGCCGTCCTGGATTTCGTGGGGAACCATACCTGGGAGCCTATGTGGCGCTTCGTGTGTGGGTGGCCGCAGCCACCCGTAACACCGGAGGGCTACAAGGGCGACCTGATCTTTTCGACCGCCGTCCGAGTGGGAGGCCAGGGAGTTCGCTCGAGTTCTGACAACGTCGAGTCCTATGTGCAGTCGATGCAAAGGACCGCGGTCAATGCTCAAGCGCGAAACTCTCAGGCTGACCCGAGTGATACGTATGCGGTTGGGGTGCGTGCACACATGCATGCCGATGTTCTGGCGGAGTACGCGGCGCTCACGGCGTTGCGTTTCACGCGGTGGACTCGGTTCATGCGGTTGTTGCGGCGCTTCCTGATCGTGTCGATAATCATACTCGCGACACTCCCCCCCGTCTATATGGTGATGGGAGAGGACGAAGAGCGCCGTGCTCCGCTGCTTAGAACTGGCGACATTTACAGCTACGTGGTGGATGTTTTGTTGCCAGTTGTTGCGGCCGCGAAGGCGATCTCGTGGGTCCGGAGTTGGACCCCCAAGGTTGAGTTGAGGACGTTGACGTTTCCATTGACGGAAACTGGGTGGTTGGATCCGGCGGGAGTGAATTTGAACGATGTGGCTACGGGTGCCTATCGTGTCAACGCCACGACCGCTGCAACCACGTGCATCGGGTTCGGCGATGTGAAGAAGTTGGGCGCGCATTGCAAGGTTGAGTGCGACGTGTCGGCGGTGTGTCTGTCCCCAGAATCGCGAGGAGCGACTCTTGTGGGGTGGAGCACCAGTCCGGCTTACGTCTTGCGCAAATGCCTATGCAACGCCCACAACTCGCTGTGTAACCGGCACGGGTCCGTACAGCCCCCCGTCACGCGTGACGTCAACGAGGTGTTTCAAGACTTTCGAGATGTGATCGAATGGCACTCTGAGTCTTATTGGACCCAAAGTATGCTGGACTTCGCGGTGTGGCTGCTGAAATGGCCCCGCGGGAAGCAGGAGTCGATTTTACGCTCCATGCGCGACGAGATAGAGGAGCCAGGGAAAGTAAAGGCGATGGTGAAGCGTGAGGTGAACCATAAAGTGCCGTCCAAGGCGCGCATGATCCAGTTTTACTGGAATCTTGTGACGCAGGCGCTCTTTGGTCCCCAGTTTTACGCCGCCCAGAAAACCCTGTGCTCCGTGTTTCGTTCGAAACGCATGCGTGGCAATATCGATGTCACCTTCGCCAGTGGAATGAAGGCTGATGAGATTGGTGCCTGGATGGAACGTGTCGTGCAAGAGGGAGCTGTGGGCTTCTACGAACGGGACGGCAAGAACTGGGATTCTAGCATGCAGTCGCAGCATGCGAAGTTTCGCCAGGATATCTACCGTCTATTCGACGCGGAGTTGGGAGACTTCGCGAGCCAATGCGATCGAGTTAGCGGGTTTGCCGTATTCCCCGGCGGCACCCTGCGATACAAGATGAAATACACAGTCAAGTCTGGCCACAACGACACCACGCTGGGGAACAGCCTAGTTAACGCAGCGATTGCTTACGCGGCGTTTAAGAGGCTGGGTCAGCGCGCGTCCATATTGGTCGCAGGCGATGATCTGCTCGTGGCTTATTATAGCCACGTTGACGTGGAGCAGGTCATCGCACTCGAGAAGGAATACGGAATCACCCCCGAAGCACGAGTGTTCGACGACTATGAGAAAGTGACGTTTATCTCCGGGATGTTTATTGGTGATGGGGAACAGATAGGGTTTGTTCCCCTCCCAGGACGCCTCTTCGCGCGGTTGTGGTGGACGATATCGCCACCCGCAGCGAGGAAGGTGGATGCATTCCGTCGAGGCGTGGCGCGGGGTTTGGATCCAGTGGCAGGGTCCATTCCCGTGTTGCGCACGTTGCTTCAGTCGTTTGACTCTCAGGGCGTGGCCATAGCGAGCAATAAGGGGAAGCAGTTCCATGGGTCTGCTTTCCGCTTCCGTGAGGGCATTTGGCGTGCGATGGAGAGGAGGTATGGACTTACCGCGCTGGAACTCGCCGAGTGCGAGTCCTGGCTTGAGGGTTTGCCAGCCGAACCTCTCCTATTGAAGCACCCAGTGTTAGACCGTTTCATGGAAGTTGATCTCGCAGACATCGGTGAGCGAGGCCAAGGTGTCTGGTAATCACGCCCCGGGTACTCTACCATTTATTTGGCTCTCTTGAAATAATCATGCCGCGATCACGACGAACACGCGAAGGAGGAGCGTCCCGTAGTGGGGTAGACGAGGAGATTCACAAGCGATTAGCCCGGTTCGGTGTGTCCGGACCAGGGCGCGATTGGGTCCTCCGCGCCTTACATCCAGCCAGTGAGAAGAAATCCCCAGGTTTGCCAGATGAGTCTTCGACTTTCGTCTTGCGACCCGATTTTCGCATTGTTAGCACTATCTTGCCGCCAAGTAGTGCCAGTCAGTGGGACTGTCTGTTATGGACAGTCCCAGGTGATTGCAACGCGTTGTATTGGGCCACGGGACCGAGTCCTGTAGACTTCACGGGGCCGCAGCCCCCAAATGGCGCCCAGGTGGGTGTGATCCAGCTACAGTCGACTGTTGACTCAGACACCACGAATCCGTATCTGATACAGTTCGGCGGCGCAGTAGCGCAGGCGTTGACCAATGTCCCTAATCTAAGGGCTGCGGGTTTCCGACATCAGTTCAAATCTATTACGATTGAGCAGATTTCGGCCGCGGTCTCAGATCAGGGGCAGGTCTACGCCGGCCAATTCTCGCCGTTGTTCCGTACTGTCGGACTCGTTGAGTTGTCCGGGTATGACTCCGGGGTTTCGATCCCGGGCTCTTCGCCCCCAGCGAATTACAGTTTGATTGCCCAGCATTACACAGCCATCTTGCCTTCGGATGAAGCATCCCTGTCGAGGATGAACCCCGACTTTTACCAAGCGCCCTCACGTGAAGGCGTGTACATGCCACTGCGACTATCAGGACCGAACCAAGCGTTTACGCGCTCGGTCTCAGGCGAGACTGTCCATCAGACGAATGGCGGGGCGGGTTTCTTAGCGTCTGACCAAAGTTTGTTTCCGACCGGTGCGATTTTATCGCCGACGTCGAACGAGCTCTCTAGGTCGCCAGCTTCGGACCCCTGGCCTTACCTCATTCCGGTCACAGCACTGACGTCTCCAGACGGAACAGTCATCTCTCTCCCCGGTCGTCAAGGGTTTGACACCGGGTATGACAACATCAATTGCGGTGTGGTCATATTCCGCGGACTCCAGGGTGGAGGCGGAGGAGGGGGTTTTGGCGCTTCGCTGCAGGTGAAAGTGATTGCCGGGCTTGAGGTGGCCCCAATCCCCAGCCAGGGTGACGCGGTGTTCGCGGAACGCCCAGCACCCTTTGAGCCAAAGGCCATGGAAGCCTACTACAGGATGTGCCTGGAGTTGAAAGGCGTCTATCCGGCGAGGTTCAATTCGTTTGAAGATATTCTCGATGCGATCGGGGATGTGGCGAAGAAAGTGTGGGGCAACGTCGAGCCCGCCCTCGTTGGAGGAATCACCAGTCTTGCGGACGGTGGTATTGGCCTCCTTACCAACGCGGTTGGACGAAGGTTGGGCATGATGGGGCCAAGGGCTATGCCCTCCGCACCTCGCGTCACATATCGCGCACCATCTGCTGCTCGGTCTATGTCGTCACGTGTCAGTGCACGTTCAATCAAAGCTCGCCCTCGTATGCGAGCTAAGGTCAAGTGAGACCTATACGAGACGGCAGTGCCAGCCGAAGATGGCACTCTGGTATCACACCAGACTAAACAATGTGCGGGCGAGCTTTTCGCCCGATACCACTCGAGCCGAGGTAGAACATCCTCGTTAATAAAAATCCCACTCAACACTTGTGTCGTTTAAAACCAAGTCCCAGCATAGGGGCTTGGGGGGGCACACCAGACTAAACAATGTGCGGGCGAGCTTTTCGCCCGATACCAC